AAAGGTGTAAAATGAAAGAGTTTGATCTTAAGGAAGTAATTGATTTCATCAAGAATTCTTCTAACGAGACAAAGATTTATATCGGCGCTGATTCCGAACGTTATCGTAAGAATGAGGTTTGGTATGCTGATTATACTGTGGCTGTTGTTGTTCATATTGATGGCAACAAGGGTTGTAAGGTATTTGGTAAGTCAGATGTAGAACGTGATTTTGATCAGAAGAAAGAAAAGCCAGCTTTTCGTCTGATGAACGAAGTTTATCGTGCTGCTCAGATGTATATCGACCTTGCCGAAGCCATTGGTGATCGTCATTTCGAGTTGCACCTTGATATCAATCCAAACGAAATGCATGGTTCGTCTTGTGTTATCACACAGGCAACTGGTTATATTCGTGGTATGTGTGGTGTTACTCCAAAGGTTAAGCCAGAGGCACCAGCAGCTTCATTTTGTGCTGATCGTTTGAAGGAAATTCTAACGAACAACGAAAGTATTGCTGCTTAAATAATACAGGCGCGTAGCTTAAAGGTGAAGCCGGTCGCTCTTTAAAATTTAATTTTTATAAATACTTCTATAATTAATAGGAGTATTTTATATGAAATGTAAATTCTGCAATCAATTAAAGAAAAATTTGAATTCTTTAAGAAATCATGAGAGACTATGTAAAGAAAATACAAATAAAGAAAAAACTTGGATTCAAAAACGAAAAGAAGCGGGAATAGAAATTAAATTTGATTTTCATCAATCGCCTGAATATAAAGAAAAACAAAGACAAAAAAGATTATTGTGTCCTCCCGCTTCTTTAGAACAAAGACAAAAAGCTTCTATAAAAACAAAAGAATACTATTCTAATCCTGAAAATAGAAAAAAACATTCAAAAATAATGAAAAAGGCGGTATTAGAACACCCAGAATCTTATTCTGATAAAAACATAGTTGGAAGATCAAAACATTTTACAATCGATGGTGTTAGATTTAATAGCACTTGGGAATATGAAGTTGCAAAATTTTTAGATAAAAATAATATTAAATGGATCAGAAGTAATATAAAACCAATTTCTTATTTTTGGAATGATGATTGGCATTTATATTTTCCAGATTTTTTAATTGAAGAATATAATTGTTATATTGAAGTAAAGGGATATGAAACAGATCGTGATAGGGCTAAATGGAGCCAATTAGATAAAAAAATATTAGTAATCAAACAAAAAGAAATTGACTTAATAAAAAAACAGAATTATGATATAATTAGTAAATTATCGTCCTATAGCTCAATCGGTTAGAGCAGGCGCCTTATAAGCGTCAGATCTGGGTTCAATTCCCGGTAGGACAACCACTATTTTGAAAGTCTACATCATGAAATATTTGTATCTTTTGCCGATTTTCTTTTTCCTTGGCGGCTGTCAAACTACAAATTCTTATCCTATAAATAAAATTACCGCTCAAAAAAGCGGTATTGTTGCCTCCTGGTATTCTTCTGGTCGAAGAACTGCCAGCGGTCAACATTTCGATCCAAATGGATATTCTGTCGCTCATCGTACCCTACCATTTGGAACTCAACTCAAACTGACTAATCCGAATAATGGAAAGTCCATAGTTGCTATTGTCAATGACAGGGGTCCATTCGTAAGAGGGACGGGGTTGGACGTTACAAGAGGCGGTGCTCAAAAACTTGGTTTTATTAGTCAAGGTAAAACTAGATTGATAATGGAAGTTTTGAGATAATATATTTCTCTTAATAGCGACGTAAACAAAAGGAAAAGTAATGAAAAAGCTTATATTTTCACTAGTAGCAATGCTAGTTAGTATTGGCGTAGTTTCTACAGCTAATGCTAGACCAAGACATAAGAGACATCATTATCATCATGTTGTAGTATACAAGCATAAAAACAAAAAAGTGAATATGGTGATTGGTCAAAAACAAGAACCGCAAATATATTATTCGAATGATGACAATAGTCCAGCCGCATTTTTTGCGAAAGATAGAGCAAGAAATGTAGTTGAAACTCTTGATAATAACAAAAGAAAGACCCAAGAACATTTTGGGTTTATCGAACAGTCGATCAGACAAGGAAACGGTTTGGCTAATAAAGCATTAAGATATGTTGGTGCAACAGCTAGACAACTAGGACTTCCTCGTAGCCTTTGGTGTGCTGATTTCATGAATATGATCACACATTCTGGTAATGATCGAACTGCTATGTCATATAAACACAGGGGACAACCAGCATCTTATGGTTGTGTTAACTGTGTTGCCGTAACAACTCGTCGAGGCGGTGGTCACGTCGGGGTTGTTTCTGGTTATGATAAACATGGTAATCCTATTTTGATTTCGGGAAACCATGGCAGAAAAGTCGGTGTTGGTACTTATGCTAGAAGCAGAGTAGTAGCATACAGATATATATAATGGGGTGGGAGAAATCCCACCCTTTTAATTTGGAGTTTGTTATGACAACAGAAGAATTAGTTAAATCAGCTGACCTTAATTGGTGCGTAGACATTCTTAAAAGAATAGAAAGTATAACTAACCGTTTTCCGAGCACTCAGAATGGTTATGCAGTCATAGATTATTCGGATATTGACCAAATTAAATACCTTGTAAAAATGGGGCTAAAGGTGGTTAAAGAAGATGAATGACTTGACTTTTGAACCGTATCAGGTTATACTAAGTAAGGTTATGAAGGAGATATAATATGAAAAGCGATCTAGAACTGCTTGTTGAATATGATATGTTTATTTTGGGATTTGATTCCTCAAATTCTGAGGATATTAAGAAATATTGGGAGATTATGCTAGGATGAACGTTACAATATATACTAAATCGAATTGTAAATTCTGCGTTAATTCTAAGATGCTACTTAGCTCTAAAGGAATTAATTATACAGAACTAAAGTTAGACGAAGATTTTTCTAGAGAAAGCCTTTTGGAAATTTTTCCGAACGCGAAATCTTTTCCTGTTGTTGTTATAGATGGTTTCAACATTGGCGGGTTTGAAAATCTTAAAAAGTATCTAACTGAAGAAACACAGGATAATCGTAAACTTTTGAATGAGGGAATTTAATATGATTAATCGCGACGATCTTTTGAACGATCTACGTATGTACGTGATTGAAGTTCAGTTTAATAAAGTTAACGGCGAACAGCGCACAATGCGTTGTACTCTAAGGCCTGATCTTTTGCCTCCAAAGTATAATATCAATGAAGATCATAAATTTCATAGGGAAAATACCGACGTTATTGCTGTTTGGGATATCCTTAACAACGGTTGGCGTTCTTTCCGTGTAGATTCCGTAACTTACGTTCAGAACGTGAGCCACAATTACTGAGGATAAAATGAAAAAGTTGGTTATAGTCGAATGCATATCTCAACACCGTATTCGTTATTGTGTTGAGGTTGAAGATAATATTGATCCTGCTCTTGATGAAGTCGTTAGAGAAAGTGACGCTGAAAATTTTCATGAGTTTAGTCAGCAACATCTCGGCCAAGTGATCTTTTCTCATAGAGAAATAAATAAAGAAGAATACCTTCGTATGTTCGATGAAGATAGTCCTTATCTAAAGGGATGGCCTGAAGAACAAAAACTTAAATACATCAACAGGATTAATTATGATGCATGATGTTATTGTTGATATCGACGGCACCATAGCCGACAATTCCCATAGAGTTCACCATATCCGTAAGTCTCCCAAAGATTGGAAGTCTTATGAAAAGGGTGTCATGGAAGACGAGCCGCATTTTGACATCATCTATATTCTAGAATCACTTAAAGCTTCTGGTTCGAAGCTGGTACTCTGTACAGGAAGAATGGAAAACGAGCGAGACGACACCATTAATTGGTTGAGAATGCATTATCTAGACTTTCTTTTTGACAAGCTTTATATGCGACCACTCAATGATTATAGATCGGATGATGTTGTTAAGAAAGAACTTCTTGACCAGATTCGTAAAGACGGTTATAATCCGACAATAGTATTTGAAGATCGTCAACGTGTTGTTGATATGTGGAGAACAGAAGGTCTTCGTTGTTTGCAAGTCCAGCCGGGCGATTTTTAATAAATAGTTGTGTCAGTCGCGGAGTACCAGTCCCACTGACTCTATGTCAAACGAAGGACACAGCTATGAATATTTATCACGTTTATGCGTATCTTAGAGAAGAAAACAATACACCATATTATATTGGTAAAGGTAAGGGTAGAAGAGCTTATAAAAACATACAATAAGCGTTCCAAAAAATAAATCAAAAATTATATTTTATCATAAAAATATAACTAATGAAACCGCTTGTTTTTTGGAAAAATCTTACATAAAATTATTTGGTAGAAAAGATATTGGAAATGGTATATTATACAATCAAACGGATGGCGGCGATGGCGGCGACACTTCTAAGAGCGAAAATTATATAAAAGCTAAGACGGAAGGTAAATTTAATGGTCATCGTCATAAAACTTCAGAACAATTAGAAAAAGCTAACATAAAACGTTCTGTTTCATTATTAGGACATGAAGTATCTTTAGAAACTAAAAAGAAAATTTCAGAAACTAGAAAAAATAAAAAGATACCTAGTCCAAATAAAGGAAAAACATTCTCCGAAAACATAAAAGAAAAACTTCGTATTCCTAAAAAGAAATATATTTGTTTTGTTTGTTCAAAAAACATCGGAGGAAAAACAAATCTAATTAGATGGCATAATGAAAACTGTAAAATGAAAGGAAATATAAATGAATGATAAATCTTATTGGGGCTATAGCTTACTTTTGGATTGTGCCGAACTCGATCACGGCGCGATCACGAGTTATGAAAATATTTACAATTTCACTAAGAGACTAGTCAAGGATATCGATATGGTCGCTTACGGCGAGCCGCAGATCGTTGAATTTGGTTCTGGTAATAAGGCTGGCTATACTTTGGTCCAGCTTATTGAAACATCGAATATTTGTGCTCATTTTGTTCCTGATGACGGAAATGGTGGTAACGCACTTTACCTCGATGTTTTTTCATGTAAGGAATATGATGATCAAGTGGTAATCAATTTGGTTAAGGAATTCTTTGGTGCTAAGTATATTAGACCAAACTATTTGACGAGACAGGCGTGATTACTGGATTTACGTGTGGTACATTTGATATTCTTCATGCTGGTCATTGCGCTATGCTTGAAGAATGTCGTAGTCAATGTGACAGGCTGATCGTCGGTCTACAAACCGATCCGACTATCGACAGACCAAAATTAAAAAATAACCCCGTTCAAAGTTTGCTCGAAAGGTTTATACAACTCAAATCTATTCGTTACGTAGACGAGATATATCCCTACGAGACTGAAGGTGATCTAGAAAATTTACTAAGTATCATAGACATTCAAAAAAGATTTATAGGTTATGATCATTACGGGGAAGTACATACTGGTCAAGCTCTTTGTATTCATAGAAATATTGAAATAATTTACAATAAGAGATTCCACCGGTGGAGCTCTTCTAGATTGAGGAATAAGTTGAATGAGTTTTAGTGATAAATACTTTGAAGAAGTAGTTTCTATTGCCGAAGCTATAGATAAAAATATGGTGGAGAAGTTAGTTGCCGCTCTCAAAAGAGTCAGAGAATCAAACGGGAGGGTTTTCGTTCTCGGTGTTGGAGGATCAGCAGGAAACGCTTCTCACCTGGTCAACGACCTACGTAAGCTTTGTGGTATCGAGTCTTATTGCCCCACAGATAACGTTCCAGAGCTTACTGCTAGAACAAATGACGAAGGGTTTGACACCGTATTTGATGAATATCTTAAAATCAGTAAGTTAAGTTCAAAAGATGCTCTTTTTATTTTATCTGTTGGTGGTGGCGATAAGAATAAAAACGTTTCTGTAGGATTAATTAAGGCCATCGATCAAGCAAAATCAAAAAACGCCGTCGTATTGGGTATAGTCGGTAAGAAAGACGGATACACCGCTTACAACGCTGATTATTGTGTAGTAGTTCCTCCTATTCAACCTTCCAGAATCACGCCACATAGCGAAGCTTTTCAAGCTGTTATTTGGCATGCTATAGTTTCCAATCCTTCTTTACAGGTTAATAAAACAAAGTGGTGAAATGAATCGAGCAATTTTTTTTGATCGTGATGGTGTAATTAATAAACTCGTCGAAAGACCAGATGGTTCTAAAACAGCCCCTTGGTTTCTCGACGAGTTTCAATTTATTGATAATGTTAAAGTAGCGGTGAATATCGTCAGAAATATGGACTATAAAACTTTTGTTGTAACAAATCAACCTGACGTCAAAGGTCCATTGTCTTACAAAGATTTAGATAATATGCATAGAATGATTTCTAATTGGTTGAGAATAGATGATATATACTACGCTGACGATAGAAATTCCAATATGTATAAACCCAACAACGGTATGATTGAAGATATAATTAAAAAATACTTGATCGATCGTAGTAAATCCTATATAATAGGTGATCGTTGGAAAGATATAGTTGCTGGTAATAGAAGCAAACTAAAAACTATTTTCGTTGGTGAAGAATACACATACCCTTACGAATATAGAAATATACAACCTGATTATATTGTTTCTAATGTTTTAGAAGCTTGTACCTTGATTGAGGAGATTAATAAATGATTAAATTATACGCCGATGGCGCCGATATGGTGGGAATAATCGATGCGGCTGGAGATAAAACAATAACGGGGTTTACAACTAATCCAACTTTGATGCGTCAAGCTGGCGTTATGAATTATGAAGAATTTGCCAAAAACGTTATTAAATTTTTGGCAAGGAATAGGCCCGAAACAACTCTAAGTTTAGAAGTGTTCGCCGATGAACCTGACGAAATTCGTCGACAAGCTAGAATTATCAGTGATTGGGGTAACGAAAAGAATTATCAAGTATATGTAAAAATTCCTGTCATGTATACTTCGGGCGAAGATACTTATGATTTGATTCAAAGTTTAAGTTATGAAGGAATTAATCTTAACGTTACTGCGGTTTTTACCGAATATCAAGTAAGCAATATAATCGATAGATTTTGCCCAGAAGTTCCTAGTATAATTTCAATTTTCGCTGGTCGTATTGCGGACGCTGGTGAAGATCCGGAATCAATTGTTTCTCGTTGTGTTGGTTTGTATGATGATATTAGAAACGAAGGCGGTAAAGCAGAATTTCTATGGGCTTCTTCTAGAGAAGCTTATAACATTAAACACGCCGAATGGTCCGGTTGTGATATTATAACCATGACTCCTGATCTCATCAAAAAGGTTAAGGGTTTCGGTAAAGATTTAACACAATTTTCTAAAGAAACTTGCCAAATGTTCTATAATGATGCTATTAAATCGGGGTACACAATATGATTGGATTTGAAGAAAACGAAATTTCTATAAAGGCTAACGGCGGAACTGAGCTTGCTAAACGTAAGCTAGCTTCTCTAATTAATCCAAAAGATTTGGAAGAATTTCAAATTGTATGTTCAAGGGAACGCGAACTAAATTGGGAAAAAATTAGAGTTTTCTGGTGTCATGATCTACCAGAAGATCCTGAATCGGCGAAGTTCAGGGATCAATCTTTTAGGGATAACTATCATAAGTTTGTTTTTATTTCTAACTGGCAGATGCAAAGGTATCAGCTAATTCATGGATTGGCTCACGATCCTAAGTCAATCGTAATTGAATCCGGTATTGAACCAGCGCCACAATCAGCTTTGGTTAAACCAAAAGACAAGATTCGATTGGTGTACACTTCAACCCCGCAAAGAGGATTGGAAATTCTTTTGCCGGTGTTTGATTCATTGGCGAAGATGCATCCAGAAATTCATCTAGATGTATATTCAAGTTTTAAGATTTACGGTTGGGAAGATGCTGATAAGTCGTTTGAGCCTATGTATGATCAAATCAGAAATCATCCTCAAATGACTTATCATGGATACGTTCCTAATGAAGAATTGAAGGAAGCGTTGAACAAGGCTCATATTTTTGCTTATCCAAGTATTTGGTACGAAACCAGCTGTAGAGCTATGTTAGAAGCTATGTCAGCTGGATTGGTCTGTGTTCATTCTGATGTTGGTGCATTACCAGAAACTTCTGGCGGATTGAATCTTATGTATCATGCCGATCTTATGGACAAAAATCATCACGCGAATATTTTCATCAATCATCTGAATAATGCAATTAATTTTGTGAAAAGCAATCAGGAACAAAATATGATTATGTTCAATAAGGTTTTTGTTGATACTCGTTACAACATCAATCTAATCAAACATAAGTGGGATGTGATGATTGAGGATCAACTCGGTAAATATAAGACTGTTGAGTCTCGTGGCAAGCCACAACAAAAATTTATTTACAGGACAATTTAATGATTCTTTCTAAAACGCCTTTGCGTATTAGTTTCTTTTCCGGCGGCAGCGACATGCCTTCTTTCTTTGAAAAGGAAAGCGGCGCTGCTTTGTCTGTTACGATTGATAAGTACATCTACGTGATGCTTCATAAGACTCCTCATTTGGGAATTAAGATCATGTACGACACGATCGAAGAATTCCCCGACGTCGAACAGATGCAACACGCTATTACTAGAGAAAGTTTGAAACACTACGACGTGATTAAAGAGTATACGATCGCTTCGATCGCCGATATTTTAGCTAAAGGATCTGGACTTGGATCTTCTTCGGCCTTCACTATCGGTCTGGTTAATTGTCTGGCGCATAGAGACGAACAGAGCCGTTACTCGTTGTTGACGCGCGAGTATCTAGCTCAAAAGGCATATTATATCGAACGAGAACTATGTAAGTATCCAGTCGGTAAGCAAGATCAATACGCCTCGGCTTATGGCGGTATGAACCTATTTGAGTTTCATGGTGACGGTTCTGTTGATATTAAACCTTTAACTTACGATCGAAATCTTTGGAGTAATCTAGAAAGGAGATTGTTACTTGTTTATTCTGGTCGCGGACGTAATGCAAATTCTATTTTACAGAAACAAGCGGCTGCAATGAACGAAAAAGATAAGTTTGACTTAGTCAGAAGGTCTAGAGATAAAGCTTTTATTGGTGCAAAATTGCTGAGCGAAAATAAACTCGACGATTTCGGTAGTTTGCTCCATGAAGCGTGGATGGATAAAAAGGGTGTCGCCGCCGACATCACTAACGACTACTTCGACCAGATATATGATAGAGCTCTAAAGGCTGGCGCTCTAGGCGGAAAACTTCTCGGTGCAGGCGGTGGTGGTTTCTTCTTATTTTACGTCGATCCCAATAATCGCGATAAAGTGATACAATCAGTAACTAGAGACACCAACTGTAAAATTTACGATTTCGGTTTCACGGATTACGGTTCAAGAATAACAAGCAGCTGCTAAACCTAAATAATAGTGCTTGACGAAAAATAAATTATAAGGTATAATATATTATGAAACCCAAAGAGAAATTAAATGGATAGTAACAACGTCGTAATTTTTCCAAAACAAAATTTAAATGTTAAGATTCCTGAATTTTCTATGGAAGAAATAAATCGTAACGTCGAAATGATGAAACACTATCATATTCAAGAAACTCTATCCAATTTAGCCCCAATCATTTTCAATCAATTAGAAATTGCTGGATTTAATATTTCTGACGAAGAAGATGAAGATATTAAAGATGGCGCTTTTGTCGTAGAATCGTTAAGATCTATAATGTGTAAATATTACGGTATATATCATCCATTTCAAAAAATTGCCGATAGCGTGTTTGTTCCGGATAAAGAAGAAACTGGTGCTCTAAAAATAACTGACTCTCTTAATATAGAATTGAAAAATATCTCAAACAAAAGGTGAAATTTTGATTATCGTTGATCTGTCTCAGGTGATGTTGTCTAATCTTATGATGCAACTAGGCAACCATACAAACGCTCAAGTTGAAGAAAATATGATTAGACATATGGTCCTCAACTCGCTTCGTTCTTATAAGTCAAAGTTTGGTGATGAATATGGAGAAATGATTATTGCTTGCGACAATACAAACTATTGGCGTAAACAAGCTTTTCCTTATTATAAAGCCAACCGTAAAAAGAATCGTCTTGCTTCAGAGTTAGATTGGAAATCTATTTTCGAATGTATGAATAAGATTAGGGCAGAGCTCAAAGAATTTTTCCCGTATAGAGTTATTGATGTTGAATCTGCTGAGGCTGACGATATTATAGGAACTCTGGTTAGAGAATTTGACGATAAAATTCTTATACTTTCTGGGGATAAAGATTTCGTTCAACTTCATAATCGCAACAACATTAAACAATATGACCCCACTAGAAAAAAGTGGTTGTCTCATAACGATCCCCAAAAATTCCTTAAAGAACATATTTTAAAAGGTGACTCTGGCGATGGCGTACCTAACGTACTTTCTGCTGATAATTGCTTTGTTGTTGGGGACCGTCAGAAACCGTTGACTTCTAAAAAATTCGATCATTATATGAATTTAGACCCGTCTAAATACGATAGTATGGTAGCTAGAAACTATCAACGTAATAAAGAGCTTATTGATCTTAACTTTACTCCAGAAGAAATTAGAAGTAAGGTTATAGAGCAATATAATAATCAAAACAATAAAGATAAATCTAAGTTGATGAATTATTTCATCAGCAACAAACTTAAAAATTTAATGGAAAATATTGGAGATTTCTAAATGCAGGTTGGTGTAGCTGAGTTCCTAGAAAAGGTTGGGAAACTCAAGAAAACTGAAGAAAAAGTAGCCGCAATAAAAGCCAACGATAGTTTGGTTTTACGTGTGGTTCTTCAAGGATGTTACGATCCCTCTATTGTTTGGTTGTTACCAGAAGGTGCACCTCCATATAAGCCGAACGATCTTAACGACCAGGAAGGTGTTCTAATTAGAGAATGTACGAAACTTAGATATTTCATCAAAGGGTTTCACGATAATCTAAATCAAAACAAAAGAGAAACGATGTTCGTTCAACTACTTGAAAATTTAGCTCCCAAGGACGCTGAGCTTCTTTGTCATATTAAAGATAAGAAACCCCTTAAAGGAATTACCCTTCAACACGTAGTAGAGGCATTACCCGGACTTATTCGATGAGCAAACAGAACGTTAAAAAGTTCAAAAAGAACGATTTTTCTTACGAAGAAGAAGATAACTATGACAACCGTAGTTATTACCTAGAAAAAAAGAAACAAAAGCGAATAGAAAAAGCCCTTAAAACTAAGGATATTTCCGGGTTGCTCGAAGAAGATGAAGACGACTATCACGAAGATGATTGGAAATAGATATGCCAACTTATTTGTTTATTAACAATGAAACCGGCGAAGAGTATGAAAATTTCATGAGCATTTCAGCTCTTGAAATCTATTTGAAAGAAAATCCCCAAGTAACTCAACTCGTTAACGGAGCTCCGTTAATCCATTCCGGTAGAGGTCTAAAAAAACCAGACTCTGGATTTAGGGATGTCCTTAAAAAGGTGAAAAGAGAAGCCCAGAGAGGAATAAGTAGAAGCACCGTTAATACTTTTTAATCAGGATAAAAATGGAACATAGTAAGCGTCTAACAAGAAAAGAAAAAAGAATCCTTCGTCAGCAAAACGGAAAAGAAAATACAAATCAAGAAAAATTAAATTTTAATCTTAAACACGTAGAACCATTAACCGAAAATCAAAAACGTTCTTTTGAAGCCTATCAACAAGGCAAAAATTTAATGCTTCACGGGATTGCTGGAACGGGTAAGAGCTTCATATCTTTATATCTAAGTTTGAACCAGATATTATCCGAAAACAGCGTTTACAAAAAGCTTGTTATTGTTAGAAGCGTTGTTCCAACAAGAGATATGGGATTCCTACCCGGAAGTCCTAAAGAAAAGGCCAAAGTTTATGAATCTCCTTATTATGCGATATGTTCTGAATTATTTGGAAGAGGAGATGCCTATGATTACCTCAAAAACAAGAACCTTGTTGAGTTTATATCAACTTCTTTCATACGCGGTGTTACTCTTAATGATTGTATTATTGTCGTTGATGAAATAGCTAATCTAACTCTCCACGAGCTTGATTCTGTAATTACTCGTGTTGGTAAAAATTGTAAAATTATATTCTCTGGAGACTTTAGACAATCTGATTTCACTAAAGATCAAGAAAAGAATGGTCTCAACGATTTCATGCGTATTATTAAAAGAATGAAATCTTTTGAATTCATAGATTTTCAACGCGAGGATATTGTTAGATCAAAAATGGTAAAAGATTATATTATATCAAAAGAAGAATTAAGAATTGTCACGTAAAATATTCAAACATAATTTTGTACCATTCGTCGAATTAAAAACCGAAAATATTAACGGGCGGCGCCACTACGTGCTGCCCGATGGCGTCACTAAACTTAAATCAGTAACAACTATACTAGGCGAAAAATTAGACAAAACTGCATTGATTGAGTGGAAGAAAAGAGTCGGTGAAGCTGAAGCTCAAAGAATTTCAACTCAAGCCGCTCGAAGAGGCACAGCCATACATAAAATGGCTGAGAAATATGTTCTAAACGAAAACAACATATTTGAAAATCAAATGCCTGTTAATATAGAATCATTTGATCCTATTAAACAAATACTAGATAAACATGTTGATAATTTATTCGGCGTTGAGTTACCTCTTTATTCTAAATCTCTTAAGTGTGCCGGTCGAACAGACTTGGTTGGTGAATATGATGGCGTTTTGTCTATCATAGATTTCAAAACTTCAAGGAAACCTAAGAAATTAGAATGGATCGAAAACTATTTACTTCAATCCACAGTTTATTCCATGATGTTTGAATGGACGTATAAAATAGCAGTTCCACAAATCGTTATTATTATCACAGTTGATAATGAAAAAACGCCCCAAGTATTTAAACTGGAGCGTTCTCAATATGTTAAAAGAGTGTTGGAAGTGTTTACTTCATAAACATAAAAATTAATAACACGAAAATTAAAACTCCCCAAAAATATTTCGATGAGATCAAAGAATTCAAAGCTTCTGTTTCGGCTTTGGATAATTTCTTTGATCTCATTTTTTTGTATTTAATTTTCTTAGGACCAGAAGAAAAAATAGTTTTTCTCATAGTCATACCACCAGCGTGATATGTTTGTGTTAGTTTAGTTTTTCCGTTTGGAGATTGAGAAATCGTAGTTCTACCATTTTTATTACCAATAGATTGTGAATGGGTAAATCCTTTACCATAATTCGTTGTTGTGGTAAATCTAACTCCGCCAGGACCTTTTATTGTTCTTTTAACCCAGTTTGCCATAAAAAATACTCCGGAATGCGCTCCCGGAGTATTTATCTTCGTATTTTAAATGATGTATTAAAGTAACAATTTCATTACTGAACAAACACACCAGTAACTTTAACAACCTGACCGTTAGGCAGTACTACGTTAGCGACAACAGGTGCATTAGATTTACGTACAGCGCCTGCCTTAACAGGAGCGGCTGGTGTTACTGAAGCATTCTTAACAGCAGCACAAATAGCGTTAGCAATAGAATTTGCATCAGTGGTTACGTTAGATGATACATTAGGAATCATTCCAGCAAGTTCAACAGCGGTTGGAATGAATTGACAAGCCTGAAGAGTTGCCGCTTGAATCTGTGCAGCAGTGATAGTTGTTCCCGCAACATTACAACCAGCCAAAGCTAATCCTGATACTAATACTGTTCCAATTAAAATATTCTTGTTCATTTAGATTCTCCTATATATTGTTGATAAATTTTTTGTTCTGTTGGGTCTAATTCTTGACCATCTTTTAATTTTTGAATAATCACCATCATTTCAGCGTCCATCGGCGTTGTGTTTTTACCTAAAAACACCAAAATATCCAATATTTTTAAAACTGGTGCTGATAGAGGAACAAATGGCGAAATAAGTTTAGCTATATCGTCTATTAATGAACTACCAGCAAGAAATGGGTTGTTTCCCATTAATGCATCTTTTATGCCTTTCCAATCTATTCCTTCTGCTATTAGAATAGACTGAATAATTTTCTTAATATCTAATTTTTCAGAATTTGATTTTGGATAACTGTCGGCAAATCCAGCCAACATTTTAATTACTGCCTCGGCAACATTTGCTTGAGGAACAAAAGGTTTTGCAATTTCAAAAGCATCTTCCAAAGAAACAACACCTAATCCTAACCAATCTGAATTTTGAAATTTTTGACGTAATTCAAACCAATTAAGATTAGATGCAATTTGAATAGCGTTTTTTAAATTCGCTATTGTTTGATCGTCTATATTAATCATTTACTTGCTGGAGTTTCAGGCATAACAATAGCTAGAAGTCCGCCAACAGCAACACCAACAGCAATTATACTATCTCCCAAAGCACCGGGGAATAATGTATGTATTGATACTGCCACTAGTCCGCCGCCAGCCCATGTGCTAGGCTCTTTAACTCTATCTGCTACCCATACAAGTGCTTTAATAACTTTATCCATTATAACCTCCATATTTTTATTACCCAAAGGGCCATTCTTATTTATAAAATATGGATATTAAAAAAGGGCGGGGATGAACCCACCCTTAATTAGAAATTTAGAAGTCGTAGCGATCAGACATTAATGTCTTAAGCATGATCGCCTCCGGAGTAAAGTCCTCCAAATCAGCAGCCAACACCGACTTAACGATAGTTGGAGAGAAACCAGAAACAAGAGCAACGCCTCGTTCATCGAACTTAACAGGCACATTTTCATGTGCATTCAAGTTCCAGAAAACGATGTTAGGCATATTGTAAGCATGATAGATATACTTACGAGCAATCATTTCCATAGCAGAGTCATCGTGAGTAGTGCACTGATCAAACTGCATGTCCGAAAGAATCAGCAGCATTGCAGGCATTTCTGACTGAGGAACATTACCTTCAATTGCAGTGAGAAGGATTTTATCCAGCGCGAGATGCAGGTTAGTGTTCATGTCCCACTTCGAAGTTACCATCTGCTTAACCTTATCGAGGATGTTACCACGAAGATGAAGCAGCTCAGGCTTGCCAGAGAAAGTCAAGAACGTATCCTTAAACTTACCAGTGTTCTTTTCAGCAAGGTAAAGACCAAGAGAAACAGAAACGTCAAGGCAAGTTACCTTCGACTTGGAGTTATAGCCACCAGCAGGTGAAGTCATTGAACCAGAAACGTCAACGAGCGGAAGGATGTTTGCATCACCAACAAAGTTAGGAAGATCATCCCACTGAGCACGAATGTGATCGAGGTTCGACTGATTATATGACGCATTGTAACCGTAAGGAGAAACACCCTTCAGCACATCATACGGATAAACCGCACCAGCATTGACCTTGACAGTCTTTGCTACTTCAGGATCCTTCGAAACAAGAGCAGTAGTCCACTCCTTATACTTCTCAGTGTGACGTGAGAAAGCCTTCTTATATCTAGAAGAAGCAAGCGAAGGAACATGGTTGAAATTAATTTCATCCCAATTCTTAGCGCACATGTCCTGCTCAACAACCTTGGTCAAGCTAACCAGTGTCTTACGATACTGCTTAGGTGACATTCCAAGGAACGAACGAAGTTCAGCGGCTTCCTTACCCTTACGTGGCATCCACTTAGCAGCAAGACCATTCTTGGCTTCAAGAGCATCACGAACCATCGCAAATGCGATCTGACGCAAATCACCCTTGGTAACAAAGATATCGTCCCAACGTCCAAGCTCGGGAACACGCTTCAAAAGACGCTCCGCATATGCAGGATCATGATCACAAGCATATTCTAGAATATCCCGGAAAATCTTACGCTCACCAGCGCCTCCGCGAATATCACGCGCCCAAAGAACAACACGGCCAGCCAATTCCTTATCTTGAACATAAGCTGCCGTAAAGTCAGGAATTACGTTCTTACCGCGAGATGCACCAATCTTATAGAAAAGATCAGTAACTGAATTGGCAGTAGACTTACGAGCCTTCATACCATTAGTAGTACGAGCAGTCTGGTTCTTAACGGCATTAACAAATGTTGACATTTCACTTCTCCTTTGTTATCAACAGATTGAACTTTTTTCTATTTTGCATATAGATTTTATTATTGCTGAACTCAATCTTAATTAAACAGTATCACTTTTTGCTTTTTTTGATTACAAGTCAAATGCATTTTGGATTGCTGAAATGATACTTAAACTTATCAGGTTAGTCGCGGTATTGTGGTCCACCATCCTCCGAAGAGGTTCAGGTTATTACGAGTAACCCCGAAGGATTCTCGACCACCCAGTGTTCATCAAAGTTCCCCCATCTTTCGATGGCTAAATCTCAGAAGGAAAGTCAAGCTTTCCAGAAGATGCCTCTAATCACTGCCTTCGCTGTTATCGCGATTTCAAACATAGGTTGTGTGCTGTATCTAACCTTAATTCTTATCATTTATAATACCGCGACTTAAGTTAAAAGTCAAGTAGTATTTTTGGTGCTTCTGCGTGGAATCAAACCACGGTAGATCGATTATCAGTCGATTATTCTATCATTGAATTACAGAAGCATTAAATGGTGCCGGATGAGAGATTCGAACCGCCTAAAATCTCATTTATTATATTTAGACCCTAAAAACGAATATCTTATAAAGACAGATATTAATAAAATTATAAATGCATCAAACCAAAACAATATATATGTAATTGTTATTGGCAAAAAACACATTAATTTAGAGTCAATTAAAGAAATGGTAGGGGATAGAGGTAACGCTCCTCTTCTTCCTGCTTGTAAAACAGGCACTCTACTTTTAAGTTAATCCCCCAAAATTATTTTAGGTTGCTCTACCTCTGTGCTAATCCGGCGTATTGGCGCGACGGAAGGGAGTCGAACCCTCATTGCCCTGATTGAAAGTCAGGTTTCCTAGGCCGTTAGAAGACCGTCGCATAATGGCGGAAAGGGTGAGATTCGAACTCACGGAACCCTTTCAGGTTCGCTAGTTTTCAAGACTAGAGCCATCAACCACTCGGCCACCTTTCCATTATTCTTTATATAGTATATTCTAAGACTTGTTTAAAGTCAAGCATTATTTTGGCACCCCGTCAAGGACTCGAACCCTGCTCTTCGGTTTTGGAGACCGAAACATCGCCCCTAAATGCTTACGAGGTATTGTTTCTATTTATAATGGCGGAGAGTGAGAGATTCGAACTCTCGGTAGAGTTTCCCCTACGTCTCGTTAGCAGTGAGGTGCCTTAGACCGCTCGGCCAACTCTCCATTAATGGAGCTTCCCCACGGAATCAAACCGTATCCTCACGTTCTTCAGACGCACGTGCACATCAGTTACACCAGAGAAGCATTAAATTTGGATCGGGGAGCAGGGGTCGAACCTGCAGTCTTACGGAGTCAAAGGCCGAGATGTTACCATTACACCATCCCCGAACAATTCTTAATTTGGTGCCGAGTGGTGGGCGTCGAACCCACTTTAATCAGGATATGAATCTGATGCGATAGCCAATACCGCCCCATCGGCATTATTTGTATTTAGTGGTACCCGCTCTTGGATTCGAACCAAGTCTACCTGATCCACAATCAAGTGTGCTGACCAACAACACTAAGCGAGCATAATTGGTGCCCATGGTAGGACTCGAACCTACAAAACTCGGAGTTTGAAGCCGATACGTATACCAATTCCGTCACAAGGGCTTGGCGCTGTTTGAGAGGATCGAACTCCCGACATCCTGATTACTAAACAGGTGCTCTACCAACTGAGCTAAAACAGCATTATAATGGTGCGCCTGGCAAGACTTGAACTTGCACCCGAAGACCAGTTTCTAAGACTGGCGTGTCTACCTATTCCACCACAAGCGCAGATTTTCTTTTTCTCCATGTCATTGTAAATGAATGGCAATTTGGGCAAAGACCTTCTAAATTATTTCTATCGTTATTATTCGTATTGCCATCTTTATGTTCTAATTCAAGTTTTATGGGTTGACCTAACCACTCAAATATTCCACAGTTATTACATTTAAAGTTTTGTTCTTCAAAAACTCTTCTTCTTTTTTGACCAGAACTAAGATCTTCAAACATTTTTGACAAATACAAATTTTCTCTTTTCTTTTTTACTTTTTCTGATATACGGTTTCTAGTTTCTTCATTTATTGCGGAAAGGCGTTTTTCAATATGTTCTTGACTTTGTTTCTTTCCTTTATTGGATGGAGATCTTCCAATTAATTTTTCACTAACTTTTAAATTAATTTCTTTTCTTTTTGAGAAAGTAGAAAAAGCCGAAGCACATTTTTTACAACAAAATCTTCCAGAACCATATTCACCTGAATGAGTTTCTTTACAATATTCACATAACATTTTTGAACCTCCAAAGTAACTTTTATATAAAGTTATTTATAAAAGTTCGTTTTTCAGTGGAGCGTCGAGCGGGAATCGAACCCGCATCTCTTGGTTGGAAGCCAAGAATAATAACCACTATACTACCGACGCGAGCGGGGAACGAGAATCGAACTCGTACGATTACCTTGGCAAGGTAACAGGCTACCACTACATCACCCCCGCATACTGCTGCTCCGATTCGAACGGCGTTATTCTCTTGTCGAAATAGTGTTTCCCATCAACACCGACAGCAATTTAAATGGAGGTCAGTGAAGGACTCAAACCCTCAACCTTCGCGTTCGTAGCGCGATGCTCTATTCAGTTGAGCTAACTGACCTTTTTCTTTTATTTTTTATTTTTTTCGTAGCTTTCCAAAGCTGTACCCCACTTTTTTCAAGTTTATGAATTTCATTATGACAATTTCTACAGACAGGAACTAAATCTATACCTATATGTTCATTTCCAAGACGTTTATATGTTCTATGATGTAAATCTAATGGGACGTTAGACGCTTGGCAACAATAACAATTCCATTTTCCTTCGCCTTTTATTTGTTTATATAAATTTGAAGAGTAGAAATCTTTTCTCTTTTTTTGCCATTCTTTTGAATTGATATAATCATAATATTTCATATACAAGACTTTCTATGGAGGTGCCTCCCAGAATCGAACTGGGTTCTCAAGGTTTTGCAGACCTGTGCATTGCCATCCTACTCAGGCACCAATATATTCTATTCTTGGATCACTAGGAGTTGGTTGACCATACCATATGGTTGTATCCATTTCCATAATACGATAGATGCGATATTCTGGATAATTTTGTTCAAATAAATTGAAGACATCATTAACAATTTCGACATTACGAACAACACGAGTATGTTGTTTCATATCATAATTATATTGAACGATTACGTCAGTCATATCAAAATCCTTTAATTGGCTGGGGATCAAGGACTCGAACCTCGGACATCCAGATTCAGAGTCTGGCGTTCTACCAACTGAACTAATCCCCAATATAATGGCGATCCTAAAGGGACTCGAACCCTCCTTTACCCGTAGACAGCGGGTAGCCTTCCCTGACGGCAATAGGACCATTAATTTGGTTGCGGTCGCTGGTGACGCTCCAGTTCTCTAGCTTATGAGGCTAGCATGGCACTTTTCCACTACCCCGCAATAAAATTTATCTAGCAAACAACAAAATCCATTGTACTCGCATCATTTTTTGTTTCCTTTTAATATGGTGCTGAAGAAAGGACTCGAACCCTCAACCTTCGCATTACAAGTGCGCTGCTCTACCAATTAAAGCTACTTCAGCAATTTAATTATTTCATTCCAACATAGTTGGTTCTTATTCAAGATTAACACTTTAATCTTATTTTGATCACAAACTTTATTTATTTTTTCTTCATCAGAAAATCCTAAACTGGGATTATTGTTATTGATCAAATAATCGTTTTTTGGGTCCAAATATATATTATAATCAATCAAATACATATCTGGAGTATATGTTCTATGCTTACCATTTCTATCAACATAATTAAATTTTTTACAAGTATCCCATCTTATATTATTCTCGTCTAATGATTGTGCAACAATCAATTCATATGTTGAACCAAGAATTTTATCTTTATATCTTATTCTTCTAGATTGTGAAACGCCACCCAATCCTCTTTCTTTAGCAAGCTTACTCATCTTTATTTTTACAGATTCTGTTTGACCTCTTTTTCGATTTGTATCAGCTATTCTTTCTAAAGCTTCTTTGGATATTTTAGGTTTTTGTAAACCTAATTCTTTAGCCTTTTTATATTGATTAGAATGTTTTCTGATGCTAAAATCATAAATTCTAATTTTACGATCGGGATTTAATTTACACATTCTTTGATGATTTCTCAAAGAATTATTATTTTTACATTCTTTATTACAAAAAGTACAAAGTAGCATTTTTATCTTTAATATTACGTTGATTTATATTTATAATTATCGTATCAGTTCTCCAGCCCTTTGGGAGCGCGACTTCCCTATTCACCTTCACAGAATTTTCGCACGTCTGCTAGACACGATAATTATAATTCGCTGTGGTTTTAGAACATTAGGACCACCATCCTAGACTCGGAACTTTTCAGCCCGGAATTACCGACTAACCGTGGGTCGGCGCGTGTCTATTAAGCGACAAACCTTAATTATCATATGGTAGAGATTCTAGATTTCTCCTTTACCAAGCTACGAGCTTCCTAGCAACTGAGCGACCATATGAATTTAAATTCCCAAAGACTCGTTTATATATGAAATAGCCTCTTCAATACAAGTTATGGTTTTTTCATCTTCTATATGTTTATTCTTAAGCATTATTAAAACAAACAAAACTTTTTTAAGCTTCTCATAATCCATAATATATCCTTTATGTTTTTAGATTGGTGGAGACGGAGAGAATCGAACTCTCAAGTACGCCGTGCAAAAGCGTCAGTTTACCGTTAGCTTACGCCCCCATTATTGGCTCCTGTCGTAGGGATCGAACCTACCTAATCAGTGGTTAACAGCCACGTCCATGCACCAAGCTCGGATTGACAGGAATAAAACTTTATTTATACGTTAGCGAGAACCTTTTGCGTCTTGAAGCAAAACCAACAAGTAGAAGGTGTTACTCCGACTTTCTCGTTAACGAGATGGTCTCTAACAGCCTTCATAATTCCTTGATAAGGATCTGCGAAATCGTGTCCAGCCAACAAACCACCAACTTTAACTTTTGGAAACCAAGCCAAAAGGTCTTTACGAAAAGATTCATAATCGTGAGAAGCGTCAATAAAGACAAAATCCAAAGACTCATCTTCGTAAAGACTAGCCGATTCTGTGCTATCTCCCTTAATTGCTTCGTAATGACCAACAACAGGCCTCATATTATCCTTAAAAACACCCAACAAACGACCCGCCTTATTGTCCGGATCAAACATCTGACCAGGTTCGATAACAGATCCGGTAAAATTATCGATACAATCTAACTTAATATCTTTACCGCTATTGATAATTTCTACAGCCAAAAAAGCAGAGCTCTGACCTTTCCAAGTACCTATTTCAACGAAATGAGCCTTGTCGGGCGCAGTATCAACTGCATACTTAAACATATCCGGATAATTAAACCAACCTTCAACGTTCTGATAAAAATGTTCCATATATAACTCCTATTAATCCGTATCCATAACGATATCGCCCGATACCGCAATTCTATAATCATCTGAAGTGTAGAAAGGGTTAACTGAATGACCTAATCCTTTGGGGAACAGACAAATTATACCTTCATAAGGATGATCGACCGGAATAGGATGACTTCTAACTTGACCAAGAATATCTGTGTAATAAAAGACAAACATTGAAGCACACTTAAGAGTGGCCTTTGGAAAAACCGCTATTTCATCTTGAATATTATAAGGTATCTTCGTCCAGATAACGAAAGAATAAACACCACCATGAATATGATGAGGATGAAATTCGTGCTTCTTTTGGAAGTTAGCCCAAACGTCTTTAAACTTAAACCGTCTTGGATGCGAAGCAACGTTAACTACTTCGTTGATAAAATGCGGTTGCGATCTATGATTGTGTAAATCTATCAAGCTATTAATATAATCCAACAAAACTGGAGAAAGTTCTTTTGTAAAGTCATATTCTCTTGAAATGTTTGCAGTAAGTTTATAACCAGCTTCTACAGAACCTTCAAACTCTTTCTCAACAGCGCCGTCGGTTACTTCACGAACCTTAGACATTATATCTTCAGGAACTCTATGAAATACAACACCGTTATTAGGGAAAGTATAGAATAAGGCTTGATCGCCTTGTAAATTAGAAATTTGATCTGCCATAATTTGTTCACCTTTAAGTATATTGATCAATATTATTATTTATACGATTGGTAGACCATATCAGATTCGAACTGATGTATGACAGAGATTAAGAGTCTCCCGCTAAAACCAACTCAGCTAATGGTCCATAAACTGGTGCCGAGAGTAGGATTCGAACCTACCGTGTTATAAACGTCCGATTTACAGTCGGGTGCCCGGCCACTTAGGCGGTCTCGGCATTAATGGTCGGGGATGCAGGATTCGAACCTGCGACCTCTCGGTCCCAAACCGAGCGCACTATCAAGCTGTGCTAATCCCCGTAAATTTTCTTACGTAGTAATTGGAGGACCCACTCGGATTCGAACCGAGAACCTAGAGATTAAAAGTCACTTGCACCACCAATTGTGCTATGGGTCCAACACATTAAGCTCTGACGACTCTTTTTGTTCAGATCAAGGACATCTGTCCAGCTTAATAATTGTTTCTTCGTCAGCGTCACGAATACGCTTGTTTCGAGCAAGCCCTTCGGATTCAAGGTCACGACGTTCTAAAGAACTAATACTCGTGACGCTGACGAAGAAACAACCGAAGTTGTTTCAACGTAATTCCTAACAATGTCAAACAGCCTATAAACTTATATTATCTTAGGAGCGATTTAAAGTCAACCCCTAATTTTACTCATTAAAAAAGGCGGGGATTTCGCCCCGCCTTAAGAAGTTCTATTTCTAGAACCTTTTAGACGAGACCAGCCGCAATAGCCTTGTATCCTGCGGCGATAACTTGGCGTGACGGTGTACCGAAACGGTACTTGTTTTTTACCACGCCTTTAGAATTCGTATGCTTATTACAGTAAATCGGATACCCTTCCATACGAAGAGAGTATACAACATCATGTGGATTAGCGACGTTATAACGAGCAGAAATCTGCTTAGCAGTAAGCTCTTCGCCGTTAAGGACCAACGCTGTATATACCTTATCAATCTTTGAATTCATTCTTTTCTCCTGTTTCATTATTTAGTCATTATAACTCGAGATTTATTAAAAGTCAAATATTTTTTTGACTTTCATCAGCCCCTTCTTGATTTAGAGCCGACTGTTGTCAAATCAGTTTCCGGCGTCGCGTATTGCAATCCACCTTTATTAAAGAGGGGCATAACCCGACTCGCCTTATCAAGAATCTGTTTCTGAACTTCAGAAGATTCTTTATGCAAGTTGGTCATAACTCCACGTTTAACACAGGAAGACGCATCACCCGACAATCCCGAAGAAACGTAATCGCTTTGATCAACTTTCATATACTCATTATACCGCTCTTTAAATTTAAAGTCAAGGGCTTTTTTATCGGCTTTTTTGCCTTTTGTCATAGACAAAACCCAGGCTTCGTGTTTGGCGGTTGCCTCCGCAAGTTTCTTACTTTTAGAGGGCTTTCTTTTCTTTGTTCGCGTAGTAGTATAATACGCCGGTAAAAGATGCATCGTCACAACGACCTCCTTTCAAACCATACACGTATTATACCCTATGATTTTTTAGAAGTCAAGTCATTTTTGAGGTAGAAATCATTTTTAGAAGAAATTTGTTCGATAATTTTTTCTAAAGAGTTTCTAACGCTTTCTCTAGCAGGCACGTATCTTTCTTCTTTGATACGGTTCATTTGTCTGTAGTTAGAATACTTCTCTTCCTCCCACATATCGTCTCTTGCGTCTATCATTTCTTCAAGAGCGTCAATGAATTTATCTAAAGTTTTCTGATGCAGCCTCGACATCTTCGCTATCCTCCAAATCTTCGACGATTATATATTGAGCGTCTTTATCAAGTTCTGCATAAGCTTCTAACAAAGTTCTAACCTTATTAAGACGATTGATTACTTTATTAATAGTTTTTTGAGAAACCTCGTCATTGTATCCTTCTTGAAGATCCATCAATACCGCGTCTAAATTACTATCGACCGAATAATCTATATGAAATTTTGTTATTTGGCCGTCTTTAGAAGCTGTTTGTAACTTAAGAGGAGGAAATAGAATCTTTTTAATTTCTTCTATTATTTTATCAGATGGAGTTGGCGGATCTTTCTTTAAGAATTTAAACATAATATAATTTCCTTCTAATCAATTCTTTTTTCTACCCATATTATACTTAGCCTCTAAAATCCAATCTTTTTTCTCTTTATGATTGATAATTTTGATTTGACTCATTGGAGAAATTGGTTCTTTAATCTTTTGCGGTTCCACCACTTTCAACAATCCCCAATCTTCCAAAAGGCTGACGATCTTATTACGGCGTCCTTTATCTTCATCTGAAAAATTTGAAGGCTTACCGTCTATCGAAAACATTTCTTTGAAATGGACGATATAATATTTTCCTTGTTTGTGAAAAATATGACAAGATTGATATAACTTTTTATCTTTTCTAGAAGCGACACCAATACGAGTTAGAGTTTCTTTAATTTTAAGAAAATCTTCTTCTTCCGCTATTTTCACTTCAATCAACGAATCTAGAATATTCATATTTGCCTCTTTTCTTATTATTTTACATTATTATACCATAAATTATAAAGGTTAGGGTATTTTTCTATATTTAGGCTTTTTTGATCTTCTAAATTTGCACACTCAATATACTTGAGATTCAATATAATATCATCATCAAGTTTAATAAACGAACCATCATTAAACTCTATATTATTATCAACATAAGTTTCCAACGTTTTTGGTCTATTGATTCTAGAAAAATATGAAACCAATTCAAAAGTCTTTTCGCCAAATTCATTTATAATTAAGTCTTTATCTTCTAATTTTAAAAGTTGATTTCTGTATATTGTCGTACCAAAAACAGAATGTAATCCAGCCGCAAAACATACATGTTCAGGTAAATTACCATTTTCCAATAATTGATAGGTTCTAACCAGATGATCGTGTAATGAACCTATCATATGATTATAATTCAGCGCATTATGTTTAACAAGAAATCTACTTAATTTTTCAAAATTATCAGAACGTTTTCTTCTAAATTTAAACATTAATGTTTTTCTCAAACCATTATATTTTCTAGAAACGCCACGTGCGCAATGTTGTATGTTTGATTGAAAAATAACAACACGATTCTTTTTTGGTATTACAGAAAAAACTTCTTCGTTTGGTGTTATGAAAGATGTTTCTCCACCCCAATCAAATTCCCATTTACCCTCAACCAAATAAAATACAAAAGTAATTTCGTCAGATCGGGTACTATCTGTATGATAATAACCATCAACTCCAAAAGTATGTCCTCCTATATAACATCTAATTAAAACAGTATTATCTAAAATATCAATTTTATCAGTTATATAATTTTTAACGTGTAATAAAAATTCAGGAATATTGTTGGAAACATCTGATAAATTTTTACTATTAGTTTTTCCAAAATCTAAAAACCAATGGCCATGTGGGTCGTTTTGCTCATGAGAAAGCCAACCATATCTCATTGGCGAATTATTATAATCCTTGAGCAATTTGTTTAATATTTCTTCGGTAAAAAAATTATCTAAAACTTTCATCATTTATCTAAACCACCTTTTTCTAATTTTTTCTTTATTTCCTTCAATTGTTCTTTGGAAAGAATAAAAGATGCAGTCTTAGCTTTATTATAATTATATCCAAAATATTCTTGAATGGCTTCAATATTGCTATCTTTTTCTTTCTTGGCCCACTTACTATTAGTTCTTTTTGTTGGGCGTATAATATTTATGAAATAATCGAATTGAAGTTTTTTGTCTAAATGACCGTTAAGATTCATTTCTTGAGCGTGAAGTATAGTGTCTTTATGATACGACAAGGCTCTATTAGTTAGAAACGGAGAATATGATTTCTCCGTCACTTCGTCAACTATAAGATTTTTCTTTGAATAAAGAATAGAATTTACATAATCAAAAGGGTTCATTAGTTGAATTCCAAATTGATCATAATTTCCGTTAGACAAGCCATAAGATTAATTTCCTGATCCGCAACGAAAGCCGCTTGATATTGATATTTACCCAATATCAACACCAGTTGAGCTACATCGGTAGGAGGGAGAAATTCTGAGGCTGTATCATACAACTGACGAAATATACTGTTCTGATCATTATCAAGATTTTCCCCAACCCATTTACGTAGCCCAGAAAAATTCTTTTCCTTGAGCATAGAAACCAGTTCCTTGATAGAAACTTGTTGTAGGTTAGCCAAAATACCAGAATCAATTTTACCCGTCGCCGAATAACGCTGAAGCTCGTTAAGAACTCTACGCCAATCAGGAAAATGTTTTTGAATTACTTCTGCGACGACAGCTTTATCGAATTCTATGTTTTCAGAATTAAGAATGTTTGACACTCGCTTCATAAACTGCATCGCGAGTTTCGCCATTTCTTTTTTACCGATTTTAAAGTCGATAACCGAACAACGAGAATGAAGAGGCTCGATAATCCTATTTTTAAAGTTACAAGTAAGAATAAACCCGCAATTTCTAGAAAACTCTTCCATGAAGTTACGAAGAGCCGGTTGAGTCGAATTGGCGTTTAGATAATCCGCCTCATCAAGAATAACATACTTACGCCCTCCAGAAAGAGAAACAGATGAAGCGAAGTTTAGGATTTCGTTTCTAAGAGTGTCGATATTACCATTCATAGAACCGTTAATAACAATGTAATCACAACCAAGCTGTTCTAACATTGCTCTAGCTACCGTTGTTTTACCAACACCGGCAGAACCAGAAAGAATAAGGTTTGGAATATTTTGTTGATCTACAAACTGTTGAAAAACAGCTTTTAATTCAATCGGAAGGATAGTTTCTTCTATAGTTTTTGGGCGATACTTCTCGACCCACAGGAACTCTTCTCTCATAATATATCTCCATGATAAAAAAAGAGGAACTATATTATAGCCCCTCCCAAGTCAAAGGTAAACTTAGAAAGTTGAAGACTGCTCTACTGCAATCCAATAATCAGCTTCCTTGCCCTTAAAGCAAGAAATACCTTTAGAACAAATACTAACTTCATAATCTCCAGGGATGATCTTGATATTTTCAGACTTAAAAATAGCCTTAAAAGTTTTATTGGTTGTTCCGATTTCAACAGAATACACATCACCAGAAGGATTCTTGGTGTCGGCGGCTTGCAAGCTAATTAGCTTTCCGTCACCAACAACGACAATTTCCGGAAGTCCCAAAACGCCAGCAGCCTTTTCAACGTCCTTCAAATTATCATTGGTTAGAGTGAAAGTAACGTCGATAGAAGGAAGCTTGATTTCCTTTTCCGGAGTCTTAGTAATCGTGCTTTCGTCGGCATAAGTATAATGAGTGCTCTTGTTGGCGTCGAAAATATTAACGTACTTATCATTGAAATCTAGTTCGGGGTTGTTGAACAAACTCAATGCAGAAATAAAACGATCAAGATTATAGATCGCAAAACGCTTATCAAATTCAGTTGTTACCGTCGCCTTTGCCATAATAGTCTTAGACGTCGAAATAGTCTTCAATGTATTACCTTCCTGAATTACGATAGAAGGATTAATCTTTGCGAAGTTCTTAAGTACATTAATTGTATTAGTATCAATCTTCATAATTTATTCACCTTTCGTTAATTTAAATATTTTACTTCTTCTTCTGTTTACCGCCTAGCTGAGAAGGGTCAGCAGTAGCGGCAGCGCCAATTGACGCCAAATCAGCAAGAGAACCACCAAAAATATACGTTCCTACATGCTGCATTTTCATCCATGGGCAGAACCATGTCTTAAGTTCAATTTGTTGAGCCTTTTGACAAAACCAATAGTCTTCGGACAAGTATCTCTTTGAGACTGGATCGACTTCAGCTTGAAAATACATCATGATCTCGCGAGTACCGTCAAAGTGCTCAGTGCGAACATGATCTGGCTTATACATATACTGAGGATATGAGTCCGTAAACTTCTGCATTGCTGGCTTAGTAATCATCATAAATCCAGTTCCAATTTCTAGAACTTCACAAGGTTCTCCAATAGCAATTGACTGTTGACCGCCCTTTGGATTAAATACAAAATCGCCAACAAACTTTTCAAGCACGTTAGGATCAGCATCGGCAACACCCTTATCTACCGCACGTTTAATCTTTTCCCAAGAAATACACTTTTTAGGATAAGGTCCGCCAATGATATCATACTTTTCTGGATTTTGTGCTTGAAGAGCCATCAAGGCGATAACGTCTTGGGGATTAAATCCAATATCAGAATCAATAAACATCAAATGTTCTGCATCGGAACGCATAAACTCATCGCAACAGTAATTTCTTGCGCGCGTAATCAGTGATTCGTTAAACAAAAAATAATATTGAAGCGGTATTCCATACTGAGCACAAATCGCCGAAAGATCAGCACAAGACTTAGCAAACATACCAGCACATGCGCCACCATACATTGGAGTGGCGATAAAAAGCTTACGCTTTCTTAATTCTTCTACGTTAATGTTAATTTCCATACTTTATTCACCTTTATTTTTATAATGATCGTTAAACAAACACATTAGCGTGTAATGTAGGGTTTTCATCAAGTCATCTTTGTTATTACCATTTTTCTTACCATAACGCCAAAGATATTTTAATCCTGTGTTACGAAAAGTAGGAGTGGCGTCCCCGAGAGCAATCCATGCATCAAAACATTGAACATCGTTTTCTGTTTTGTAATGAGCATCGTATGTCTTATCTATATAGGCTTTGAAATCTTCAATAATCCGATCTTCAGCATATTTGTATGAGATTTTTTTATCTTTACTTGTCATTAATAATATCCACAATTCTTTCAAAGACAACCAATTGGTCTTTTTTATTATTATTTTCAAACTTTTCAACGTTAAACATAATATTGAAGTTTGTCATTATGTTATTCAATTTAGTTTCTCTACCCGCCAACCAAGTTTCATTTTGGTCGCTACCGCGTTCTTTATAACGTTCTGTTCTAATATCTTTCGTAGTTGATAGATAAATTACTGTTGTATCGAAATTATCAATACAATGTTCTAGGAAAGAAGAAGTAAATAACCTATCACCCTCAAATAATACTATACTATCTTTACTCAAAAAGTCAAGAAACTTTATTGCTTCCGGTTGTACTGCCATTGACATACGATCTGTCCCTGAAAATACTTCCCCTTCTTCGTATTTACCCAATACGTAAATGTTATCAAATTGAAGGTAAGGAACTAATTTATAACTTGTATACTTGGGTTCAAATTTATATTTTTCCAATATCATTTTCATCAACGTGGATTTACCGGAACCAGGTTCTCCGCCAATAGCAATAATTTTCATATAAATTTCTCCAAATTATTATTCAAATTTTGATTAAAATCATTCTTAAAACATTCCCAATCATTATCCATCATTATAACTTGACCAGTCTTTAAATAATGATTTTGTTTAATTGGGTGAAGACCTGGATCTGAAGGATTACATTCTAACCTTAAATTATTCGGTAAATATTTTTCTCTAGCTTCCCAAAATAAATTAAAATCTTCTTTACCTTCCCAAACCTTTTCGGCTCTTTTAATTCTATCATGAAACATATCCACATAGACATTAGGATATCTTCTATTTTTACGGTGCCAAGATTTATAACAACAAAGCGTTGATTCAAGAGTAAAATAAGAAACGTCTTTATAAAAAGGTTTGTTTTTAAATCTTATTTTAGATTCTTCAAGAAGTAATTCTCCTTCTTCGATCAACCAACTTAAATGTTCTTTTTTATATCCTTGAAAATTCGGATTTGTTTTATTGTGCCAATCTAGATCATCTCTACCTAACACAATCGCTAAACCGTTTCTATGAGATTTACTACCAGACATATCCGTCAAAAATAATTCATCACAATCTACATCAAGCCCAATTATACGCTGATATTCAAGGAAAGAAAAGGTCGAAAGCCTACCAAAAGCATAAAATTTATTTAACACAGTTTCCCAACAGTTTTTGAAACTACCCAATTCTTCCCAAAATTGTTTTTGTGTTTCATTACCAACTAAAGTTTGATAAGATTCTAGAGCTTTACCAAATTTAGTTTTACAATAGCGGCGGTCCATATCCCATTCTAATTTATTCCAATTATCCAATATATATTGTTGAATTTCATTCGGATTAATATTGAAATTTGGATATTTTTTAAAGATGGTCCAAGTTGTTACTATATTTTGACTTACGCCGTTAATAAACGTCAACCAATACATATCTTCTTCTGTTAAAGAAAATTTGTATTGTAAATAAGGAAACATAAAATATACCGCCCCTGGATGAGAGCGATATTTAAGATGAAATTCATAAAATCTTAAAAATACTTCGCGGCGATATTGTGGTTCGCGAAAATCCATACCTTGTTTGAGGTCAATTATTTCTTTTGTTTTTTCTATTTCGCTCCATCTACCTATAGGATGGACACTATTTTCATTAATCATCAAAGAAATCCTCTAAACTAGCTGCAGCTTCTTTCTTATACGGATCTTCCATATTATGAGCTTTCAGATAATCATACCACTCTTGATCTTCCCACATACCGGGGGAAACTCCGTTCCAAAGAGGTCTC